ATATATTTGGTCAAGTCTTCATGGCACACCCAAAGTCATTCCACTAACACGCAACAATGTATTGCGCCCATTTTTAACTACCCGAAAACAAGACTTTATCTATTGGTGCGAAAGTCACAATGTACCCTGGATTGAAGATGAATCAAATAAAAACTCACGCTATACCCGTAATTATATTCGCAATGAATTGATGCCACATGCATTACATGTTAACCCGGGATTACATACTTTGGTCAAAAAGATTGTACAAGGTAAGCAAAATACTTGACTTCTCTACGCAGTCCAAGTATACTAACTAATTATTTAAGGAGAACCTATGTCAGATTATAACAGAACCTTTAACGGTGACGCAAAGATTAAACTAACACAACTTATCAATGAGGGCATGAGTGTCATGCATGAGATTGATACATTGCAAGGTGGACTGAACGACACTATCAAAGCAGTAGCAGAAGAACTTGAAATTAAGGCTTCTACACTAAAGAAGGCAGTTCGTATTGCACATAAAGCAAGTCTCGGTCAGACTAACAAAGACCACGATGAACTCAACACTATCTTGGAAACTGTCGGCAAGACTCTATGAGTTATGTTGATGCTATTCACAGCAGAGATGAGGATCGCATTTACGTTGTAGAACGTGATGCAAATGGCAAGCGCCAGTATAAAGAATATCCTACAAACTATGTAATGTATTATCCTGACCCTAAGGGCAAACAGCGTAGTATATATGGCGATCCTGTCAGTCGTTTTAGTTCACGCAAACGACAAGAGTTTGAAAAAGAAAGACGTATTCATTCAGGTAAGAAATTATTTGAGAGTGATGTGCCTGTTGTCTTTCGCTGTCTAAGTGAAAACTATCTAGGAGTTGATGCACCTAAACTTCATACTTGCTTCTTTGACATTGAGGTGGACTTTGATCCTGTTAAAGGATTCAGTCCTACTAGTGATCCATTCAATCCAGTCACTGCTATCAGTTGTTATTTAGATTGGCTTGACCAATGTATTACTCTAGTCATTGCTCCTAAGCATATGACACCAGAGACAGCAAATGAGATTGTAAATGAATTTGAAAACACTATGCTTTTCAAAACTGAGAAGGAAATGTTTGATGTTTTCTTTCAACTCATTGAAGATGCTGATGTATTGACTGGCTGGAACAGTGAAGGGTATGATATACCCTACATGGTCAATCGTGTTACTAGAGTAATGAGTAAAGATGACACACGCAAGTTCTGCTTGATGGGTCAACTTCCTAAAGCTAGAGAATATGAACGATTCGGCAAGAGTGAAACAACTTATGACTTAGTAGGTCGTATTCACTTGGACTATCTACAACTATACAAAAAGTATAACTATGAATCACGCCATAGTTATAAGCTTGACTCTATCGGTGAGATGGAAGTAGGTGAAAACAAAACACAATATGAAGGTACTCTTGACCAATTGTATAACAAAGACTTTAAAAAGTTCATTGAATACAATAGACAAGATACTATGTTGTTGGTGAAGATTCACAACAAACTTAAGTTTTTAGAATTAGCTAATCAACTTGCACATGAGAACACAGTACTGCTTCCAACAGTTATGGGTTCAGTGGCAATGATTGAGATGGCTATTTTTAATGAGGCTCACGAACGTGGGCTAGTTGTTCCAGATAAAAAACGAAAGGTTGAAAATGAAGAAGAAGTCCAGCAGGCAGCAGGTGCCTTTGTTGCTACGCCCAAGAAGGGAATGCATGAGTGGGTCGGAGCAGTTGACATTAACTCACTCTATCCCTCGGTTATTCGTGCCCTCAACATGGGTGGTGAGACCATCGTTGCTCAAGTCAGACAAACACTCACAGACCAATACATGAATGACAAAGGTCATCGTTTAGCAAGTGAGAAAAAACGAGCTAAAGAAGGTGACGATGCAGTAACAGGATCTATTCTTTGGGAGAACTTGTTCGGTGCGTTAGAGTACACAGCTATTATGAACCAAGAGCGTGGTACTATCCTCACTGTAGATTACGAAAATGGTCGTAGTGAAGAAATGAGTGCGGCAGAGATATGGAAGATGATTTATGATAGTCATAAGCCTTGGATGCTAAGTGCTAATGGTACAATCTTTACTTATGAAAAAGAAGGTGTTGTACCCGGTCTACTGACACGATGGTATAGTGATCGTAAAGAGATGCAGAAAAAACTCAAAGAAGCAACTACTACTGAAGATAGAGAATACTGGGATAAGCGTCAACTTGTTCGTAAGATTTTATTGAACTCAGCATATGGTGCATTGTTGAATGAGCATTGTCGTTTCTATGATAAGCGTATCGGTCAGAGTGTTACATTGAGTGGTCGACAGATTGTTAAGCATATGATGAGTACCATCAATGAAACAGTTGAAGGTGTTTACTCACATGAAGGCAATGCAATTGTGTATGGTGATACTGACTCATGTTACTTTACTGCTTATCCAACACTAAAGCCTCAGATTGAATCTGGTGCATTAGAATGGAATAAAGAAACTTGTATTGGCTTATATGATGGCATTGCAGACAATGCAAACGATAGCTTCCCTGCATTCATGGAGAAGGCATTTCATGCGCCTCGCAAGAATGGTGAGATCATTAAAGCTGGGCGTGAACTCATCGGTGATCGTGCTATCTTTATGGTCAAAAAACGTTATGCTATTAACATCTTTGATAAAGAAGGTAAGCGTAAAGATAAAGACGGAAAGCTAGGCGATATTAAAGCTATGGGTCTTGACTTGAAACGTGCTGACACACCTAAGTATGTACAAGAATTCTTAATGAATGTACTACAGATGGTTCTTCAACAAGGTAAAGGTCGTGAAGAAGTAATTGAGACTATCAAAGACTTTAAGCGGATACTAACTGCACAAGACAGTTGGACTAAAGGTTCTCCTAAAGGTGTAAACAAACTTACATACTACGGTGACTTAGAAGCAAAGGCTGCAACTGGTCGTGCTAATATGCCCGGTCACGTAAGAGCCGCACTTAATTACAATTACTTGCGTAGAGTAAATGGAGATCAGTATAGTCAATTGATTATTGACGGTATGAAGGTTATTGTGTGTAAACTTAAATCAAATGCATTAGGGTTTACTAGCATTGCATATCCGGTCGATGAACTTAGATTACCAAAATGGTTCTGTGAACTACCATTTGACGATTCGGCAATGGAACAAACATTGGTCGATGAAAAGATTGACAACTTATTGGGCGTACTAGATTGGGATATTCGTTCTAATACAGATACTAACAGTACATTCAATGATTTATTTACTTTTGGTTAAATTGCTATTGACATACGCAATAAACACCACTATAATATACAACATAACTGCCTTAAATAGGTATACAAAGGAAAAACATGAAAGATAATTTACAAGATTTAATTCAACACACACATGGTCTCGGTAACGTAGACCTTATCAAAGTATCAGGTACTGATACAGAGACACAAATTAATGCAGTAGCAGAAGATAAAACTGTTATTGTATCTGGAACATTAAACAGTCCAGTAGCAGACTTTATCGGAGTGTTTGGTATGCCTAACTTAGGTAAACTTAAAACAATTCTAGGCTTTGATGACTATGATACTGATGCTAAGATTAGTGTAGCAACTTCTAATCGTGATGGTGTTGATATCCCAACAACAATTCACTTTGAAACTAAAGATGGTTCATTTGTTAATGACTATCGTTTGATGAGCAAAGCAATCGTTGAGGAAAAAGTTAAGAGTGTTACATTCAAAGGTACTACTTGGAATGTTGAATTTCAACCTAGCATTGCAGGCATTCAGCGATTAAAGAAACAAGCAAGTGCTAATAGCGAACAAGAACATTTCACTATGACTACAGTTAATGGTGACTTGAAAATCAACTTCGGTGACCCATCAACTCACAGTGGTAACTTTGTGTTTCAACCAACTGTTGGTGGAACATTGAGTAAGACATGGCACTGGCCCGTTAAAGTGTTTCAAGCTATTTTAGACTTGCCCGGTGATAAGACAATTAGAATTGCAGATGCAGGCGCAACTGAAATTACAGTTGACAGTGGTCTTGCAACATATCGTTACTTACTCCCAGCTAACGCAAAATGATTAATAGCCTTCATAGTAGTAGCCCATTCATTCATGTAGCGGGTGGTACACCACAGAAGACCTACATCGGTCACGGTAATGGACCTGGTGTAGGTAATATGCGATATAATCCGAGTAGTAATAACATTGAAGTTTCTGATGGTACTTCTTGGATTGCCATGTATAGTTCTAGTGCTACTATTGGTCTGGATAGTAACACAATTAATATCTTAAAGTGGGCTCAACAGAAAATGCTAGAAGAAGCCGAGCGCAACGAATTAGCAAAAACAAATCCCGCTATTAAAGATTTAGTAAATCAAATCAAAGACAAAGAAGAACAACTTAGTATTGTTCAAACATTGATTAAAGAAGAAGAAAAAGTTTAATGGAACAAGTAAATCTATCAGCAAGTCACAATAACGACTGGGCATTGTTCTTACCAGCAGTCAGTAGTTTTTATATCTCTGGCTTAGGTAAACAACGTAAAGGTGAACAATACTTTGACCCCGCACGTATCCCTGCTCAATTCAATGGTGATGTAGAGAAACTAAACTTTCTCAATAGCAAAGAAGGTCTCTATTATTATAAATGGGGATTGTACAGTGCTGGTCATGCTAACTTAGATACTACTAAAAACGACCCTAATGAATCAATCATTAGAGAACGTGAAGCTGGTACATTCATGTTAGGTGACAGTGGTGGATTTCAGATTCTAAAAGCACAATGGCCAGC